AAATCATTTACGCATTAACGGCCGACGACGTTATCCGCACAGCAACTACCGGCACCGTCACAAACGACCTAACAGCCTGCACTTGGGTATCGGCCGGAGATTTAGAGGACTGGTTAGGTATCGGCACAGCAAGCGCCGGAGATGCGGCCTTCTTGACCGTATGCGCCAGCGCGGCTAACGAGTTTTGTTTTACTCGCCGCAAAATCGCGGGCTATCAAGACCTACCCGGAACAGTACCGAACGGGGCCGTAAAATTAGGAACGACACAATACGGCGGCGCGCTATACCGCCAGCGTGGCGGCCTGCAAGATTTCGCTACATTCGACGGCTACGGCGTCGGTAGCACCACAGGCCTTAACGGCACAATTAAACAGCTATTGGGTATTGACCGCCCAACACTCGCCTAATGCCCGTAGTAGCCTTTACAGACCTATTTAACGAGTGTCTAGACGACCTAGCGGCGAAGCTTGCCACAATCTCAGGGCTACAAGTAGTAACCGACCCGCGTAACCTTGTCCCGCCGTGTGTTTTTATAGACGCCCCCACGTTCCAAGCCTTTAACGGCAACATCGTTAAAATGTCGTTTCCCGTCCGATGCATCACGCTAGGCCCCGGAAACCTAGACGCGCAACGCTCGCTAATGAACATCGCCGCAAAAGTGTTAAACGCGTCTGTAGGTGTTACAGACGGACGCCCCACTATGGCTATTATCGGCGGCGTAGAGCTACCCGCCTACGATCTAAATATAAACATTCAGGCACAAACTAGTTAGGCACAAAATGTACGTAATTCTTTCCGAACGTCTAGGCACCGTAGGCGCTAAATACACCCCAACAGACGGCGTAAATATCGAAGCTTTAATAGCTGGCGGTTTCATCGGCCGCAATTCCAACACTAAAGCCCCAAAATCTGCTAAAACAGAGACAGACAAACCCACAAAGGACTAACCCCAATGGCTACTAGCACACTATTAAGCAACCCACACGTAATTATTAACTCGGTCAATATGTCAGACCAATGCACCGCGGCTAATTTCTCTATTGACTACGCACAGCTTACGGCTACAGCTTTTGGCAGCGTAGATAACGTCTATGTAAAGGGCTTAGGCGATCACTCGCTAACGCTGTCGTTTTACGGATCGTTCGCAGCTAGCGAAACTTGGGCCACACTTAACACCCTTGTAGGTACTACCTTTACCGTCATTGTGTCACCCGAAGCGCCAGCAACACCCGGCACCTATTCGGCCACTAATCCGGGTATGACCCTAACCGGCACATTCTTAGCGTCGCTGCCGGTCAATTTTGCGCTAGGCGAATTAAATACAATGGATATTGTTTGCACCGGCGGCGTCTACTCGCTCGACGTATCATAATCTAAACACCTAAACAAAGGCCCAGCAATGAATATAACCATACGAGTAACCCGTAACGACGGCACCTACGAAGTACAAACTAACCTAATGGTAGTTGTACTGTGGGAACGTAAATATAAGCTACGCGCCAGCGATTTAGGCAGCGGCGTAGCAATGGAACATCTAGCGTATATGGCATACGAAGCTAGCAAAATGGCTAATATCGTAGTGCCGGTTTCATTCGACCAATTTATAACAGAGTGTGCCGCGCTGGAAGTTGTAGATAGTGAAAACCCAAACCCTACCGAGCCGGCAGCTACCGCCGGCAACTAGCCGAACTATTGGTAGCGGTTCATTATTGGCCACCGTCTGTAGATTTCGACACAGCCGATTTAGCAACCGTAATAGATGTTCTAAACACTCAAGCCCGCGAACGCGAGCGAGCTAATGCCCGTCGCCGCTAGCGCCCAAGTATTCGGCATACAGGAAACGCTGGCCGAACTAAACAAACTAGACCCCATATTCCGACGCCAAATAACCACAGACATACAATCAGGCGCGGGCCGTATGGTCATAGAGTCGGCGCGCTCAATGATCCCTAACGATTACCCGCTGTCGGGTATGGCTCGCGGCTCAATGATTAAAGGCCGTAACGAAACCACCTACCGAATTAGCAACGTTATGAACGGCGTTAAAACGGTTGTAGGTAAACGCGCCAGCCGTGAACGTACCGTGACGTTTAGCCGCCCGCTAATTATGGACGGCCGCAAAATAAACAATGCCTACACCGAAACCGTAGATTTTAAGGCTCGCCCGTATGCGCTGTTAGTAGCTCAACAGAAAGACGCCGCCGCCGCTTTATGGGATCACGCCGGCATTAAAGAAGGTTCACAATTTGTTACAAACCTTATAACAGACGGGGAAGGCCCGAACGCTCGAGCGTCCCGGTCATTAACCCCGGGCGTAGTTGCCGCTATGCCGGGCGTACAAAATGAACTATCCAAAATAATAGACCGGGTATCTGACAAAATGAACAAGAACCTAAAGATCGCGTACAGCTAATGGCCCTAAATATACCTATTCTCTCGAGCCTAGATACTAAAGGTTTCGATAAAGCTAAACGCGAATTTGGAAATTTGCAGGGCGTATCGGCCAAAACGGGCTACGCAATGAAAAAAGCCTTTTTACCAGCTATGGCCGCCCTAACGGGTTTAGGCGCTGCATTATTCGACGCAACTAAAGGCGCAATAGAGGACAGCGCCGCTCAAACATTGCTAGCCAATACACTTAAAAAAACTACTGGCGCTACAGACGCGCAAATAGCCGCTAACGAAAATTGGATAAGCGCACAAGGCCGTTTACTAGGCGTCACCGATGACGAGTTACGCCCCGTTATAGCGCGGTTTGCTAAAGCTACTGGCGACGTAACAAAAGCACAGCAACTAGCAACCGCCGCTATGGACATAGCGGCCAGTACCGGCAAGCCATTAGCGACCATTACCCGTAGTCTCGAATTGGCGTTCGGTGGCAATCTGACAGCATTAGCAAAACTAGCGCCCGAGTATCGCACAATGATTAAAGAGGGCGCGTCCTTCGATGAAGTAATGGCTAAATTAGCTGGCACCACTGGCGGGGCCGCAGCAACAGCCGCCAATACTGCCCAAGGCCAATTTAAGCGTTTCGGGGTTGCGCTATCTGAGGCTAAAGAGTCAATAGGGGCGGCGCTGCTGCCAGCAATCGAAGCGGTACTACCATTGCTGCAAACTATGGGCCAATGGGCGCAAGATCATACAACCACATTTTTAGTTATTGCCGGGGTTGTTGGCGGTTTAGCTTTAGCCATTGTGGGCGTTAATGCCGCTATGGCAATTTGGACGGCCACTACTAAAGCGTTCGCAGCTGCCCAAGTTTTTTTTAACGCGGTATTAGCTGCAAACCCCATAGTTTTAATTGCTGTAGGTATAGCCGCTTTAGTAGCGGGTTTAGTTATCGCCTACCAAAAATTCGAGACATTCCGCAACATCGTAAACAGCGTCGGGGAAGCAATAAAAACAGGGTTTTTAGCGTATTTTGTGATTATCAAAACAGAGGCCCAAATTCTTTTTACTATCTTTAAGTTTGTTTTTAACCAAATCGCTAAAGCGTGGAATAATACCGTAGGTAAATTGTCGTTTAGTGTTCCGTCGTGGGTACCAATTTTTGGCGGTAATGGTTTTGACGTCCCTGATATCCCTATGCTCGCCGCCGGCGGCATCGTAAGTAAGGCCACGCTGGCGGTCGTGGGCGAAAGCGGCCCCGAGGCTGTAATTCCATTATCGCAAATGGGCAGCTTTCCCATGCCTAACAATGGCCCTACAGGATCACAATCGGGCGCTATGAACATCACGGTACAAGCCGGGCTAATTTCTACCCCCGACCAAATAGGCCAGCAGATCATCGAAGCTATACAACGCGCACAGCGTCGTAGCGGTACGGTTTTTGCCCCCGCATGAGTACCCCCACAATGCAAGTACTGGTAGGTTTCCAATCTACTACAGGCTTCGGCACCCCATTTTTATTAGACGACGCGTTTTATGGGGTTTTAGACACAGCCGATAGAGGCACGCTAGGAGGCGTAACAATGGTTGATTTAACCAGCCTTGTTGAGTCGGTAAATATCAACCGTGGACGCTCGCGGCAGCTTGACCAATTTAACTCGGGTACCGCAACTATTGCATTTAATAACGATACGCAAATACTAAACCCGTCTAATACGTCTAGCCCGTACTACCCGTTTGTGCTGCCGCGTTGCCCGGTGCAAATACTCGCTAATGGAATACCGATATACACCGGCGTAGTGACCGACTGGAACTTAGATTACGACATTAGTAATCAAGACATTATGTACGCGTCGTGTGCCGACCAATTCACCGTTTTAGCTAATCAGGCTTTAACAGCTAGAACGCCAGCATCGCAGGCCACCGGGGCGCGTATAAATACCGTCCTTAGTTACTCTGAGATTAACTATCAGGGCGCACGATCTATAGATACCGGCTCATCTACGTTAGGTGCTTTTGCCATTACCGAAAGTACAAACTGTCTCAACTATCTACAGCAGGTAAACACAAGTGAGCAAGGCTATTTATTTATGTCGGCTGCTGGAACGCTCACATTTAAGGGCCGCTCAAGCGTTCTAAACCCGGTAGCCGGGGCGACATTTAACACCGACGGTAGCGGTTTGCCCTATCAGACACTTATAAATAGTTTTGGCGATGAACTTATTTATAACAACATAATTACACAGAGCGCCGCCGGGGCCGCACAAAACACAAGTAACGCCGCCAGCATCGCCCTATATCAGGCGCAACAGTACAGCCTATTAGACTTACTCAACAGCACGACCACAGAGGTAGCCGGGCTAGGTAATTATCTGTTGGGCAAATACCAAAACCCCGTTTTACGGTTTACGGGTTTATCTACGCAGCTAGCCGCCCTATCGGCTGCTAATCAAAACATCTGCCTAAACCTAGATTTAACGAGTATTTGCACCGTCGTTAAAAACTTTGTGGTAGGCACGCCAGCAACCGAAACACAAACCCTAGTAGTTTCGGGCGTGTCTCATAACATTACGTTGGGCAGCCACATTATCGCCTACACATTTGAGAGTACAGACGGGGCGGCGTATTTCACGCTTGACGACGCGATATTCGGTACTCTTAGCACTACTAACCTATTGAGTTTTTAAGGAGACATCATGGCAGTATCGCCCAATACCAACTTCACAGCAGGTCAAATCCTGACCGCTACGCAGCAAAACAACTTTGGGCGTGGCATCATGACTTCGGTTACGCCACTCACAAGTACTGGCGCAATAACGACGGAAGCACTGCAAATCACCGCGCCTAACTTCACGGCAGTTGCTAATAGGTACTACAAAATTACATACTTTGAACCTTCGCTATATGGTTCAGCACAGGCGACTTATACGCTACGAATTAAGAACGCGACAGCAGCGACAACGCTACAAACTGCACAGGTCGTCGGCTCTACTCTTGGTTTCTACTCCAGTTGCACTTGTAGTGCAATCGTGACTCTTGCAGCAGGCGTAGTGAGCATTACAGCAACTTTGGAATGTGGCACAGGAACAGGACAAAAAAATAGAAGTGCAACCAGTTTTGCATTCCTATCCATAGAAGATCTCGGTCCGGCATAATGACCATAGCAAACCCGCCAAAAGCCCTAATTCTATTGGTTGCTTTACTCTGTATAACCGTATTAGTTGCCATAGGGA